GTTGGCATGGAAGTCGAGGGTAAATCTAGAGCATTCAAAGCGATCAAGAAATTAACCAAAGTGAATGAGACAACTTATGATTGGGAAAAGACGGAGAAAGACAATAACTCTGGTAAAAAACAGATGACTGCAAAGATCGTCATGAAAGGTGGCAAAACAATGACTGGTCAAGATAGAGATACGATTCAAATCGATCCAATTGTTAAAACCAAGTTAGATAACTACAAGAGTATCAATCCTAACAATAATAAATAGTAAATAGATTCACTAAGGAGAATATAAAATGTCCTCGACTCTCTGGTATAATTTCGACGGTGGAAATGCAGCACCAATCTGGGCATCTACTGCTCTCAAAGTAGCTCCAACACGAGCGAACGCCAACGTAATCTTTTCGAATGCTAACGTGGCATTATTTGCTTCCGAATCCATTGGTGTATATGGCGTATCTGCCGCTGAGATGGCAAATACTGTGGGCGAAGGTAAAAAAGTAGCACACACTGGTTGGGTTCAGAGAACTGGTTTTATGGGTCCAGTTGTGGCGATTGCTGCCAATACAAACGCATACGGTACAAATAGTTTTATCACATTCTCTGGTGGTCAGACTTCTTCGAATTCTACCAATCCAGCAGGTAAAGGCACAGGTAATACTTCTGCTAATGCTACTGTTACAGTTGATTCTAACGGAAGAATTTATTTGGTTACAATCAATTCTGGTGGTTTATATCTAACGACGCCTAATGCTACTCCAGTGTCCGGTAATGCGGTATTCACTGTCACGATGGGTGGTCGTGCAAATCGTTACCAATATGAAACACTAGTTGCATGTAACACTATCTTCGGTGACGCAAGTTCTGACGATCATATCCTACCACAATAAAATGATTTGAATGTTATTTGATGATTTGCGTGAGGAGAACATTATACTGTATGCCATGAAGGCATATGATTCTCCTCACTGTATTATGTCTGAATTTGAAAGTGACTATAAAAGAACTAAGTATTTAAAAAGATTGTTTCGCCGGTACAAGTTGACGGGTGAACTAAGAGAACGATTAATTCTCAATCACATCATACTTCTTTATAATGTGTTTGGTGTAGATGCAGCGACACGAATACTGTTCTTTAGAATTGATCAAAAAGACTATGATGTTCTGAAAACATTTTTGTTATATTTAAATTATATGCCCGAAAAGATTCGTGGTATATCAGGTAAAGACATTAACTCTATCAATATAAATATTGACGAAAATATAACAAAAATACTGGAAAACATATGAAATCTTTTAGACAATTCAGAGAAGATGCTGGTGGAATTGCAGCACCTGGTCCAGTTAATGCTGTTTCTACTGGTGCTATTGCTGGCACAGGTGAAAAAGGTGGTGAACCTGGCGTGAACCTCAAGAAAAAGAGTAGAGTTGTAATTCAGCCAATGGCACATAGAAGTCCACCAAAAGCATGAGTTTTCAATTCAATTTTACTGAAGTTAAACTAGGACAGTTACTCAGAGGTAACAAAGAAGTCCATGCTTGGTTTGATGCTTGTGTTGAGATATTTCCACACTATGAACTAACGACAGTAAATCGAGTTGCATCTTTTATTGCACAATGCGGTCATGAGTCTAATAACTTCATGACACTAGAAGAGAATCTAAACTACTCTGCATCTGGTCTTGTTAAAACATTCAAGAAATACTTTGCAGATGAAACAGTTGCATCACAGTATGCAAAACAACCTGAAAAGATTGCAAACAGAGTGTATGCAAATCGAATGGGTAATGGAGATGAGAAGTCTGGTGATGGATGGACATACCACGGTAGAGGTTTAATTCAACTCACGGGTAAAACAAATTACGCTGCATATGCACGAGACACTGGTCAATCTCTAGAAGATGCAGTAGATCATACAAGTCATCCACATGGTGCATTAGAATCTGCATGTTGGTTTTGGCATACTCGTGGACTTAATAAGTTTGCAGACTCTAAAGATATAATGACATTGACAAAAAGAATCAATGGTGGTACAATAGGTCTAGAAGATAGGAATATGAGATTTGAACGTGCAATTGATATATTGGGGAAAAGTTAAATGCCAACATTCTATACGATTATAATTAAACTAGTTGCGTTGTGCTTGATTCTAATTTGCACATTCTATTATGGCAAAAGAGTCAACGATAATCAATGGTTAGCCAAAGTACACGAACTTGAACAAAAGGTTGCAGTTGCAGACGAGAAGAGTAAAACAATAAATACTGTCGTTGAGACTAAGGTTGTTGAAAAAGTAAAGGTGGTGAAGCAAAATGTTTATGTCAACAAAGAAATCATTAAAGAAGTCGCTGGCAAACAGCTTGATGCTAAGTGTAGTCTGCCTGAGTCTACAATCATGCTCGTCAACAGTGCCAGTCAAAATGAAGTGGCCAGAGGTCCCGCCAGCACTGATGGAACCACCTCCACCGTTAAAGCAAGTGCCGTCCTCGACACCGTTGTCGAAAACTACGGAATCTGTAACGAAACAAGAGAAAAACTAATATTATTTCAAGAGTGGTATAAATCGCAAAAGAAAATCTTCGAAGATCTAAACAAATAAATAGTATATCTTAGGAGAACAATCTTGGGTGCATTTGTCTACGAAGAAGAAAATGGCGTACAGATCGTCAATCAAGCACCCACGACAAGAATAGGTGTATTTCGTCCACTAGGATCTACTGGTGGTGGTGGATTCCAACAAACTGCTGTTCCTGCTCCTGTTCTAACTGCTGCTGGCAATAATGCTGCACAGAATGCAGAAGTTTTAGTTGCAAACACAAACGAAGATTGGATTAATAAGAAATGGCGTCCAGCAATGGGTTGGATGTATATGGCAGTATGCACGTTTGACTTTATGGTTGCTCCTATTCTCTGGAGCGTTGCACAGGCACTAGATGGTGGTCAGATCTCTACTCAGTGGCAACCCGTGACATTACAAGGTGCTGGATTATTTCACATTGCAATGGGTGCAGTTCTTGGTATTGCAGCTTATGGTAGAACTAGAGAAAAACTAGAGGACAAGCACTAAAATGACTGCCATCGATCAAGATTATACGCAAATGAAAGTGGATGTTGGTGTATTAAAAGTACAAGTCACACAACTAACGGAACTTTGCGGAAAAATGGATAGAGTAATAGATAAATTAATGGAAAATCAGGATAAATTAGTGAATCAGATTTATGAAGATATCGACAAAAAGAAAACAGATACTAATACAGACATAAAAGAATTGCATTCTAGAATTACTACTATCAGTAGAGAGTTGTCTGATAAAGTTGAACTCACTGAGCGTCGCATTATGGAACGTATCGAGAATCTCAGAACTGAGATATCCAATCACAATAAGAAAGAAGATGTTGAAATGGGTAAAATACTCGAATGGAAATGGATGGTTGCTGGTGGTATTTTTCTCGCAGGCTTCTTGCTTTCTATGATAAAAGTTGATATAATGAAGTTGTTCGTCAACTAAATTTATCTTATTTTTGTTATGAGCGTCTACATTGATCGCAAATTCCTGAAACTCCTGTCTCCGAAACTTCGCAAGTTCACGCAACGGCGTGAGGACTTGTACAACTTTCGGTGCCCGTTTTGTGGCGACTCACAGAAGAATCAGTTCAAAGCCAGAGGCTATATCTACCGCAAGAAAGATGACTACTTCTATAAGTGTCAGAATTGTGGTGTTGGGCACTCGATGTATAACTTTATCAACCATCTCGATCCTGAGATGTTAAAGGAGTATTCACTTGAACGATACTCAAACGAAAAAGTTGAAGTTGAATTTAAAGTTCCAGACTTTGTACTAGAAAAACCAGTATTTAAAGATAAGATTAATCTACCTAAAATATCACAACTAGATGAAAAACATTTTGCACGGGAGTATTGCGTTAGTCGGCAGTTTAGTGTAGAATGTTTAGATAGACTGTATTTTGCAGAGAGTTTCAAGACGTTCGTTGATGAGATACTGCCTAATAACGAGAAGAATCTAAAAGAGAATGATCCACGATTGATTATTCCATTCTTTGACGTTGACGGATCACTTCTTGCCATCCAGGGTAGAGCACTTCGTGATTCAAAGATTAGATATATAACAATCAAATTGAATCAAGACAGTATTAAGATTTTTGGTCTAGACACTGTAAACAAAGATGAAAAAGTGTATGTGACTGAAGGTCCACTTGATTCATTGTTTATTCCTAATGCGGTTGCAACTGCTGATGCTAACTTGACAAATGCTGTGAATTATATTCCTAAAGACAAGTTAGTATTGGTGTTTGATAATGAACCAAGAAACAAAGATATTTGTAGATTGATGGACGAAGCTATTGAGAACCACTTTCAAATCTGCGTTTGGCCAGAGATGATGCAAGAGAAAGATATTAATGATATGATTCTAAACGGATTCTCTTCAGATGAGATAAAAGATATTATCGATAATAATACATATGTCAATCTGAGAGCAAAGTTTGAATTTACACAGTGGAAAAAGATTTAAGGAGTTATGAATGATCATATTACATGAAGATCCTTTTGTATCAATTATTGATGACTTGGGAATTGACTCACATGTATATGATGATATGTTGAGTACTTCAATCTTCCAAAGAAGTTTAGGATATAATGGAAACGGTAGTAGTAGTAAAACTAACATTAGAACTAGTAGCACTGCACATACAGGAGATAAGTATAAATCATTAAATTATCATATATTGGATATACTAGAAAAGCGATTCAATCACAAATACGACGTTGAACATGTTGAAGCTTGTCAACTAACTCGTTACGAGATAGATCAAGAATATAAAGGTCACTGGGATTACTTCAATCATATTGGTCATAAAATAGATCAAGTTAGAGACAGAAAAGCTACTGTTATTTTGTATTTGAATGATGATTTTTTAGGTGGTGAGACACACTTTGATAAGTTAAATATAACTATTACGCCTAAAAAAGGAACAGCATTATATTTCACATATGAGAAAGAAAGTACAAAGGAGCGTACATATCATGCTGGTTTACCAGTTAGACTTGGTACAAAAAACATAGCAACTTTTTGGATACGATAGGAGTTTTGAATGAAAGTTAATTTAATCTCATATTCACGAGATATGGAAGATAGAAGTCTTCTGAATCAAGTTGCATATGCTGCACGAGTTTCTAATCCAGGTAATCAGAACAATGAAGAAACCGCAGAGAAGTTGGTTCGATATCTAATCAAACATCAACATTGGTCTCCACTCGAAATGGTTTCTGTTTGTCTAGAAATTGAAACTACTCGGGACATTGCACGACAGATTCTCCGTCATCGGTCATTCTCATTCCAAGAGTTTTCACAACGATATGCTGATGCTTCTCAGTTAGGTTTTGAGTTACGTGATGCTCGTATGCAAGACAACAAGAATCGTCAAAATAGTACTGAACTGAGTTTTGATAACGATGACGATAGGCGATTGATGTATCAATGGGAAATCTCTCAAAGAGAGATTCTTAAAAGAATACAAAACACCTATGACTGGGCTTTACAAAAAGGTATAGCAAAAGAACAAGCACGTTCTATATTACCAGAGGGTATGACAAAGAGTAGGATGTACATGAATGGAACTCTTCGTTCTTGGGTTCACTATATACATCTACGTTCTGCAAATGGAACACAAAAAGAACATCGTGACGTTGCATTAGCTTGCTCTAAAGCAATTGAACCAGTATTTCCTCTAATTACGGAGTTTACGAATGAACAGTCATGATGATGTCAAAATTTTTATGGATGCATGTGATCAGAAACAGATTGGATTCGGTTCACAATCAGCACTTTATATGAAATTAATTCAAGAAGAATTTCAAGAGTTGATGGAAGCATTTCTGAATAATGATTTAGTTGAAATTGCAGATGCATGTGCAGATCTCAAATGGGTTATCGAAGGACTTGAACACACATTAGAATTGCCACAACAAGAGATATGGAATGAAGTTGCGCGAAGTAATCTAAGCAAGATATCTGCAAATGGTAAAGTTCTAAAACGAGAAGATGGTAAAGTGATTAAACCGGCAGAATGGTCGGCGCCAGATATTAAAAAAATACTAGAAAACAGGAATTAAAATGACACCAGGAATCGTACACGGAATTAAAGTTGATTATTCTAGAGATATTCTATTCGATGAATTAGGAATTAAACGACTTAAAGAGTCGTACATGAAAGAAGATGAGGCATCGCCACAGGAAAGATTCGCATATGTTAGTAAAGCTTTTGGATCTAATCAAGAACATTCTCAGCGTCTTTATGATTACAGTAGCAAGCATTGGCTTAGTTATTCTACTCCCATTCTTTCTTTTGGTCGTTCTAAGCGTGGGCTTCCTATCTCATGTTTCCTTAATTTCATTGAAGACACTGCGGAGGGGCTAGTTGACAACCTTTCTGAAACTAATTGGCTTTCTATGCTCGGTGGCGGTGTGGGTATTGGTTTTGGCATTCGTTCGGCTGATGATAAGTCTACGGGAGTTATGCCGCACCTTAAAATGTATGACGCATCATCTCTCGCCTATCGACAAGGCAGGACTCGGCGGGGTAGTTATGCTGCATATCTTGATATTAGTCATCCTGATATTATCTCCTTCTTAGAGATGAGAAAACCAACGGGTGATCCTAATGTCCGTTGTCTTAATCTACATCATGGTATTAATATCACCGATAAGTTCATGCAGATCATCGAAAAGTGTATGATTGATCCTACCGCCGATGATTCGTGGGAATTAGTTGATCCATTCTCACATGAAGTTCGTGAAACTGTTTCTGCCAAACATTTATGGCAAATGATTCTTGAACTTCGGATGCACACTGGTGAACCGTATCTACATTTCATTGATACGAGCAATCGTGCTATGCCACAGTTTCTAAAAGATAAGGGTTTGAAAATTCAACAAAGTAATCTCTGTTCTGAGATTATCCTACCGACCAATGAAGAAAGAACAGCAGTGTGTTGTTTGTCTTCCGTTAATCTGGAGTACTATGATGAATGGAAGAACGAGTCACTTTTTCTACAAGACGTTGCCGAAATGTTGGACAATGTTCTGGAATACTTTATTAGTAATGCTCCAACTACTATATCTCGGGCTGTTTATTCTGCCTCTAATGAGCGCTCTATTGGTATTGGAGCTTTGGGATTTCATGCGTATCTACAGCAGAAAGGTATTGCGTTTGAAGGAGTAATGTCGAAAATCTGGAACAATAGTATCTTTAAAGATATAAGGAAAAAACTAGATGATGCAAATCTTCAACTCGGTAAAGAAAGGGGTGAAGCTCCTGATGCAGTTGGCACTGGACGTAGATTTAGTCATATGTTGGCTATTGCTCCTAATGCTTCTTCCTCTATCATTATGGGCAATACAAGCCCTTCTATTGAGCCTTATCGTGCTAATGCTTATAGACAAGATACTCTTTCGGGATCATTCTTAAACAAGAACAAATATCTTGACGTAATCATTAAAAAACAATGCGAGAAGAATAAGAAATTAGATTATCAAGATATTTGGTCTTCTATCATTGCTAATGATGGTTCTTGCCAACATCTAGAATGGTTAGACGATCTTGATAAAGCAGTATTTAAAACTTCGATGGAGATCGATCAACGTTGGGTAATCGAACACGCTGCTGATCGTCAACAGTATATCGATCAAGCACAATCCTTGAATGTGTTCTTTAGACCCGATTCGCATATTAAATATATTCATGCTATTCACTTTATGGCATGGAAGAAAGGCGTTAAGACTCTTTACTACTGTCGTTCAGAGAAACTTGCAAAAGCAGATAAAGTTTCTAAGAGAATCGAACGTCAAGTAATCAAAGAACTTGATATGTCTGCATTAGTGCAGGGAAATGATTGTATCGCATGTGAGGGATAAATTGAATAATGCTTTTGTGTGGTGGTTGTTTCGAATAGTAGAAATGATCACCTGCATACATATTATACTAAACACATGGCATCACTGGTAAAGGAGCATAATGCATTACAAATCAATCTTCATATCTGATGTTCATTTGGGATCTAAAGAATGTAAGGCTGATAGACTAAACAATTTTCTAAAAGAAAATAGTTGTGATACATTATACCTTGTTGGTGATATTATCGATGGATGGAAAATACAACAAAACAAACTACATTGGAAACAAAGTCATTCTAATGTAATTCGTAGATTTTTAAACTACAGTAAAGATGGAAGTAAAGTAATTTATATTGCTGGTAATCATGATGAATTCTTACGCCCATTCATGCAGTATAAACTTGCATTTGGTCGTATAGAGATTCACAACCAATATGAACATGTTGGTGTTGATGGTAAAAGATATCTTGTAACACATGGTGATCTATTTGATGGAATTACTAGACTTGCACCTTGG